TCTTGGAAGTTATTAGTGTGCAAACTGTCATGGAAGTTTGTCCAATCTGAATTGTGACCATTGTATCGGTCAGATGTCTGGACAATGAACCTCGGTGCCAATGTATGCTCAACCTTGGATAAATCAAAACCCTCAGAGAGATCCTCTCTCCTCCAATACCATTCTAATAAATCGTGATTGGTTCCCATGATACGAGCAGAGTTCATAACACGCTCTTGAAGGTGGTGGCTATCCATCCAGATGTGAAAGCCGTTTACTTGGTAGCTCGGTAACTCATCGTTACCATACGTCGTGCATTCCCAGTGATCTGGTATTTGCAAGTCGTCAGTGTATGTTTCGAAACTCATTGTGGAAATCTCCTTGTTTCATAGTCTGATTAAATTGGTAGTAAGTAACAAGTTAAAGGTTCTTGCTCCTTGGGTCAAGGAAATAATTTTAGAGGGGTGATTACAGTGATGACTATATAGACACATTTCCCACAGATTTTATTTTTTTTTGAAAACTAAATTCATATTTGGTGTCATCAGTGTCATCAGTGTCATCAGTACTATATTTATATACTTCAAACTAGCCCATAAGTGAGGACACTTGAGGACGTTGAGGACACTTCTCGTAGAAAAAACGCCTATATAGAGAAGTTGCCCTCTCTCTTTCTTTGATATAACTTGTACCTAAAGAACAACGAGGATCAAATGAACTCTGCAAAAAAGAAAATAGAAAAAGAACATGGTCGAACTCTGACCAATAGACAAATGACTTTTGCAAGACACATCGTGGAAGGCATATATTCCAATGCAGAATGTGCCAGAAAAGCGGGATATTCCCATGATGTAGCAAACAACCAAGCTTCAAAACTTTTGAATGGAAGGGAATACCCTCATGTATTGGAGTACATCCAAGATCTAAGGGATGAGAGGGAACGTAGGTATGGCGTGACAACCATTGGACAACTTGAGAGACTTCATCAACTATCTAGTGGAGCCGAGGAAGCAGGGCAATTTTCAGCGGCAATCAATGCAGAAAAAATCCGCGCCGCTTTGGGTGGATTAACTGTTGATCGAAGGGAACAAGTGAACACAATTGATCAACTATCTCGTGATGAAATTGTCGGAAGGTTGGCAGATTTACAGAAAAAATACCCTCAAGTTTTTGAGATCGAAGGAACATATAAAGATGTAACAGGAGCAAAAAATAATGAGCGGACAAGAGGCGAACTTTTGGAGCACGATACGAAAAAACCTACCGAAGAAGTGCTTCGCAACGAGGATTGAAAACAAACATGGAGGTGGTGTTCCAGACGTTCACCTCGTCTGGGAAGGTCTACCCTTCTGGCTAGAACTCAAGGTTACAAAATCCAACGCGGTCGCCGTCTCGCCTCATCAAGTCGCTTGGCACATGGCATATTGGGCACGAGGAGGGTCAAGTTTCTTCTTAGTAAAGAGAGCCTCTGACCGAGAACTACTTTTGTTTGGAGGGGAAAAAGGGGTGGATTTGGCACGAGGTGGGTGCTCCGCGGTTCAAGTACCGAGTTTCAAGAGCGTTGATGAGGTGTTCTGCGCCCTGCGCCCTGTTTTAATTGATAAATACTCTTGTGCCTTGCGCCCTGCGCCTTGATCTTGCGCCTTGCGCGTCGTTAATATTATTCTGCACAAAAAAACTAGGCGATTGCTCGCCTAGCTCCTTGGTTCTAGTGTTCTACGATTGCTATTGATTTGCCTAGGCTCGAACCTTTGCATAGTTTGCAAGCGGTACATTGAACACGCCGACCTGCCTCTTTTGATGCAGGACAAAGCGCTTCGTTTGCTTTATCTAATTGCCCTAGATCCGCGATTACTCGGAAAGTTCTCCGACCTTGCGACCAATGGTCGAGTGCCTCTTGCTTATTGTCCGCGCTTTGCATCGCAATATCTGGACGCCAACCTGATTGATGACTGTATGCCGTGAAGGTGGACGCTTCCGCCAATAATTGTTCCCACACAAAAGAGGGCACCGCCGCGGGATCCCCATAACTTCCCACTCTAACAAACCGATTACGGCCGAGCGTGTTCCTATTCTTTTGAGTATTGGCAATTGGATATATACCTTTGATAAAAGATTTATAAACAATTAAAACGCCTTGCCCAAGGTTAACATAGCACCGACGACCTTTTGCAATCTTGCGCTCTGGATCTGTTGTTGTTTCACCTCTCATTGTGCAATCGCCACAAATAGAAAAATCCTCTCCTGTCTTGCTTGCTTCTCTTGGATCTATATCCGAGCGCAAGATATAAGTTTGCACGACCTTGCCTGTCTTGGTGTTTCGGTCGGAATATGTCGCAATAACGACGATAGGTTTACCATCCAATAGGCTCTTGCCATTGTATATGATCCCGTTTTTCATGATATTGTATCCTTAATATGGTTAAATTGTAAGTAAATTATAACAGAATATAGACCAGGCACAAGCTAAATATTGTCTTGCGTCTTGCGCCTTGCGCCTTGGTTCTTATATTTTTATGGGATTATCTTGCGCCTTGCGCCTTGCGCGCCGCGTCTTTCTATTTGTATTTTTCTGCAGCGCAAAAGAAAACCAGGTCCAAGGACCTGGTCTATTGGTTTTATATTATACGTTGTATTCGTCGCGCCACTGTGGATCAGCATCCAAGAGCTTTCCAAATTGAGTGATTTCCCTGGCGTAGGTATCACCCATTTCATATTGACCATCATGCATCATGGGCGATGTGGCTGCTACAAACCATCTTGCATATGGGTCTTGCATTTCTGCAGCTGAATGTTTGTAGGTCTTTAAAACCTTCCACACCCAACCTTGATCGTTCACATAGGTTGCGTATGGTGTATCAGCTGCACGAGTTTTTCCGAAAGATGTTCTAGGCATATTCTTCTCCTTAATTAAGTTGATACCCTATTGTACACCATGCACAATAGGGCTTCAAGTTTTATTTCCAAGTAAACTTATTTACTGTAGTTGTTGATGTAAATCGTTGCCACGACTGGGGGCGGTTCTCTTTCCACCATGATAGGTTTGGGGCAATGTCCCTAGTTGTTTGAACGTAGTAAGCAAAATCATGTTCAATCGCTTCAGCGCGTAAAGCAGCTTTCTGTTTATTCAGCTTGGCAATCTTTTTATCTAATGCCTGCAGCTTGTCTTTGATATCCATTTTTATGTTCCTTTGTTGAAATGGTGGGGCGCTGCCGCCCCACTTTTGATTTACACGTCGATTGAGATCGATGCGTTTTGGATAACTTCAGAAACTTCGTCTCTGATTTCACTAGCGAACTCGCTCATGTCCAAGTTGTTAGACACAATGTCCATGATATCAATTGCATGATCATGCATATTGACTTCACTACCAGTTTCTAGTTCTTCGATCTTTAGATCGATCATGCGTGAAATACGCCCTTGCAATGCTTCCCAGATTGCTTCGGTGACGTTGTCTTCGGTATCCAAATATCCCATGATATTCTCCTTAGTTGAAATGTGGGGCAGAAGAATTCCACCGCCTACAACTAAGTTGTAGAATATAACTTGTAGATAGTCAACAAGTAGAAGTAAATTAAACGAGAATATTTTCCCTAAAAATCCACAAAAGCAGAACGATATACCTGGTCCCTGTGGGGGTTACTTGGTGGGTTTGGTTCTGAAATCTTGCGTGCGCGCCGACCCGACCCCCCGTATATAATAAGAGTACGAAGTACTATGTACTTATATACAAGGTGTCATAAATTCATTCGGGGATAATTTCATTGCCCCTTCCAAGAACCAAGGACCGCCTAAAAAATGCCCACTATATTTTCATTTGGGTTTATAGTATGTTGTATGTAATTTCATTTGGGGTTGTTATGACGAAGCAAGCAGATTTCATCGATTGCGTTGATCTTTGGACCACGGTCCTCCCTTATTCGACTTTTCCTTCGAGTACGATTGCGTGGCGTTTGGTACCTGCGATTGACAGTGGTCAGTATAAGATTTGGCATAACGAGGGTGGATCGTGTGCGGGGTTTGTGACCTGGGCGTGGATGACGGATGAGGAGTTTGAGACGCGGGAATATTGGGGGCCTGATATATTTCGGCGAGAAACAGGTGACAAATTAGTTTTTGTTGATATGATTGCACCCGAGGGCACTTCTGGTGTATTAGGGTTTTGTAGGGATCTTCGTAGGATGTTTATCTCGGAGTTCCCAGAAGTTAAAAAGGTTTGGTCGCATCGTGGCCAACGGCGCGGTGTTTATCCGAACAAAGGTGGCTAGGACATGTACAGTATATTATTTTCATTTTTAAAACCTCAGATAGCTTTTGGCGGGGATTCTGGTGGCGGCGGTGGATCATCATCTGGTG